ACATTGTCATGGATGGTGCTTTAGACATGGAGACGGTTGAATCCTGTTGGAAACAGTCAAGCAGGAATGAGGTTCGCCGATTGCAGACGGACGAAAACGGTCTGTCCGGTATGGCGAATTATATCGTCGAGGAAAAGAACCGTGTTCCGTCGGAAAAGAGATGGAACAGTTCGCAGGGATTGAGAGACCCACGAATCAAGGTCGTTCATTCTAAACGTCCGGCAGCGGGAGGCAGTTATAAAAAAATAGGCTCATTCGTTGACAAGATGGTCAAGGACAGAGATTCCATTCCGGAGATATTGAAAAAGTGGTATCCGGACATGGATTTCACAAATGCAGCAGTGTACTACAACGATTTTAACTGCATGTTTTATATACATGCACGAATGCGGAAAAGGAGGTCGACAGGTGAAAAGACGAATAAGACGAATAAGACGGATAAGACGGGCATTGAAAAGAGCAGGTTTGTATAATGCGTTTCACATCGCATTGATTGCGGTATTGCTGACAGGATTTTGTGTGATATTGTTCAATGTCAAAGAACCGGAGCAGCAGGAGGAAAAACCGGAGACAACGCAAGTGGAAGTGATACAGAATCCGGAGACAATGACACAGATGACAGAGAGTATCGAGGACAAATACAAGGTTTTTGACACCATGTCCGAGGACTGGGGGAGTGATGACCTTGAGGGATTCGTGTTCTGCGACCTGCCGGAGAAGTATGCAGACAAAGGCTATTTTCCGGAGAAAATGCAGATATACACAAGATGTCTATGCAAGCAAAACGATGTTCCGTATGCCCTTGTATTGGCAATCATAGAGTATGAATCCGGATATGAGTTCGACAAGACCGGAGACAACGGGAACTCAAAGGGATATATGCAGATATATGAGAAATGGCACACCGACCGGATGCAGAAATTGAACTGCACCGACCTCATGAACCCATATCAGAATGTGAAAGTCGGGATTGATTTCCTCTCGTATCTCCTCAAGAAATACGGAACGGTGCAGGATGCACTTGCAGCGTACAACTACGGTGAAAGAGGTGCAAGGGAACATTTGTGGAACAACGGCGTGTATGTCTATTCATACAACACGGCAATCATGCAGAGAATGAAAGAGATTGAGGAGGTGGTCGGGAAATGAGGTTTAACTGGAAACCGGAATCGAAAGAGAGGTATTTCCGAAAAGCAGAGGCAGCAGTCAAGGCAGCGGGATTCGATGACATCCTGCGGGTAGACAGAGACCAGTTTTCCGTCGTCAAGGGAACGGTCAAGGTACATTTCAAACCGATTTCGAGAGACGGGAAAACACGCCGATGGTGGGAGGCAAAGAGAACGATTGAGAACATGCATGAAGTGCCTCCGGCAAAAGACCAGTTCGGCAGGAAACACAAGAGCATTTTCATACATGCTTTTATGATTTTAGAAATGGAGGAGCAGGACGAATGAAAACATACAGACAGAAACATCCGTACATTGCACAAATCGGGTACATACTGCGGTACAAGCTGCAACGGTTCACATGGATGTTCAAGGTCAAGGATTGCAGACACGTTTGCTTGTTCTGCGAATATTATGACACATGCAGACAGGAGGGCAAAGGCAAATGAGCATGAAATATGCAATGAGAAGTGAGGACACAGAGCAAATCAATGTCGTGTCGTGGGCGAATTGGAACATGAACCGTTATCCGGAATTGAGATGGTTGTTCCATGTACCGAACGGAGGCAGCAGGAACAGAGCAGAGGCAGTCAAATTCAAGCAGATGGGTGTCAAGGCGGGTGTTTCTGATTTGTGCCTCCCATATCCGAAAGGCTCATACTGTGGATTGTTCGTTGAAATGAAATTCGGTAACAACAGGCAGCAGGACACGCAAAAAGAGTTCCTTGCAGACATGGCAGCAGCAGGACATTTCGTCGCAACCTGCTATTCAGCAGAGGAGGCAATCAAAGTCGTTGAGGAATATTTGAATCTATCGGATGCGTTGCACATGGAGAGGAATTTGAACATGAGCATCCCGAACAACAGCATCCTCAAGGATGGGAAAGTCAAGGGAGGCAGGTCATGACGCTTGCGGATTTACTCAACACATTAGAGAGTGCGGACATGCTGCGAATCATCAAGGGAGGCGAGGAGATGTTCGTCGGCTATCTTGCATTATTTGCACCGGAGGTCGGTCACACGAACTGCAAACTCTATGAACAGTATAAATTTGACAAGGTTGTGAAATTCAGAGCAGTTCCGGAGATTACTCACAGGAAATGGAAAGAATTGAACCTCATGTCACCACTACGACCGGACGAAACGCCGGATTTCAAGTTTCAAGAATTGCAAATGAAACTGTATTACACAATTTATTTATAACAGGACAATAACAGGAAAACAGGAGGAAAAGACATGAAAATTATTGCAGTAATGATATTGTCAATATTGGTTTACACTTTTTTCACAAGGATGTTCGACTTTATGCTGCCTCTTGTAGTGAAGTATAGTATTGTTGCCGCTTAACCATCGGAGGTAGTCCACCATTAGCAGAGCAGATTCTCCGATTATTCCAATAACTGATAAAATATCTCCAAATAAGAGTTTTTAACTCTTCTACAGTCATTGAGGTGGCGTCGTAGCGTCCATAAAGTAATTCTTCTTTGAATCGTGCCCACATACTTTCACATCTTGCATTGTCATGGCATCTGCCACCGGCACTGTTCATACTTTGAAGAATGCCATATTTATTGATTGCGTTACGGTACAACTCGCTAGTATACTGTGTACCTCTGTCACTGTGAAGAATGGCACCCCGGAGCATCGGATATGCTTTATAGGCATTATCTAAGGTTTGTTCACAAAGGGTAGCTTTCATATTCGTATCCATAGCCAGACCTAACACTGCTAAATCGTAGCAGTCAAAGATAGCTGAAACATACAGTTTTCCATCGGAAGCCTTTATTTCAGTCATATCTGTAATACACTTTTCGAGAGGTTTCTCAGCTGAAAAGTCCCGCTTAATTAAATCATCTGATTTCCGAGCTTCTTTATCTGCTTTGGTAATACCGTTAGGCTTACGCTTCGGTTTATGAGTAAGACCAATTTCTTCCATGACACGATAAACAGTTCTCTCACCAGGAATGTCTACTCCTTCCGGCTGTTTGAGCTGCAACGCCTGATACATACGGATCCTTCCATATGTATCATTGCATTCATCTTCTCGGCAAATAGCAACCATCGCATCTGCCAACGGCTGATATTTCCAAGGAGTCGCTTTTGTTTTTAGATATTTATTGAATGCCTGTCTGGAAACATGAAGTGCTCTGCAATAAAAAGAATTTTTACCCTTGATCCTGCCGTCATCCGTTTTGATTGCAATAAACATTAATCTCTGTTTTTTGCTGACTTCCGACGGCTGGCTGCGAAAAAAGCACTTGCTTCCTCAAGAAATTCATTTTCTTCCTTTAAACGACGGATTTCCTTATCCTGCTCTTTCACACGTTTTCTGAGTTCGATAAGCTCATCATTAAGTGATAAAGCATTTTTAGGAGTATGGGATGCTTCTGAAGCGCTAAGGCGTCCTTCTTTAAATGCTTTTACCCAGCAGTAAATCGTGCCATCTGGTATGCCCAGTTCTTTAGCTGCTTTGGCTCCGCCTATTTCCTGAGCAAGCTTAACTGCCTGTGCTTTGTATTCGTTGTCATAGGTTCTTTGATTTCGTGCCATAATGTTTTCTCCTGTTCTCGTATTGATTATATCAAAATCCTTGAGAATGTGGTGTCAACTTTTATGATACAACATCACAATCTGCGGGATTACTACCCGTTTTATACATCGGATTGCTTCATGGAAGTATCGGACGAAGTTGCTGAAATGTTCAAAGAATTTGACCGCAAGGAGGCTGCTTACCGGCTGCGTACATACCGCCATAAAGCCTACTATTCCCTTGATCGGGATGATGGGCTGGAACATGAGGCTGTCTTTGTCGCACTTTCGCCCCATGAGCTGTACGAGCGGAAAGTTACCATGCAGGAGCTTCACGCTGCTATTGCCAGCCTGCCGGACAAACAGGCAAAACGGATTTACGCCCATTTTATTCTTGGCATGACGAAACAGGATATTGCCCGGGCAGAAGGGGTGCATGAGAAAGTAGTCCGTGTGGCAATCGAGCGCGGGCTGCGGCACTTGGAAAAAATTTTAAAAAAATCTCTGTAAGGTGTACCGATTTAGGCCAAAAAATGAAATGGCTTATGAGAGGCAAAACACTTCGGGTCAAGGTGGCCCGAGGTTCGGACAAGCCCTCATGCAAATCGAAAACTGAATAAAAAGGCACCCGGATACGAAGGGAAATGCGCTGTGTGACAGGCCCGCCATGACCTCTGCTTTTGGAGAATACAGTCTCTATAAAACAGAGCGAGCGATCAGGCTCATGCCATAGGTGGGGTAAGGCTGGCTCTACCGGAACAGGCACATAACCCGGATACTTGCGTTTAGTCACAGTCCGAGCGTTGAAGCGGCCTTGCAAGCCGTGAT